GGCCAGATATTCGGTCACTGGTGGGTCACTCAAGCCCCCATAGTAGGTGAGGCTTAACATCTCTTTGCCACTGGCTCGGCTTATGTGCTTGCGCCATGTCCAACTCGATACATCAAGATCAATGCCCTCCACGCCCATGATGTCCAAGTTGGACAATTTGAGCGCAGGCTTCACCGGCTCGGGGAACTCGGCGCCGCAGGCTGGGCATACCCGCACCGATAACGCGCATATCTCTTGGCAGTGGTCGCAGACCTTTACCGGCGCTTCGCCCACCTTGTCGCCCTTCTTAGGCGGTGGCCTCACGGCGGTAATGGGGCCATGCTGCTCCACTACGCCAGCAAAATCTAAAACCATGCAATCTGATTTGCCGTCAGCGATACGTAGGCCACGCCCCGCCATTTGTACGTACAAGCCTGGCGACATTGTGGGTCGCAACATGGCGATCAGGTCAATCATGGGCGCGTCAAAGCCGGTAGTGAGTACATTGGCATTGGTTAACGCTTGAATGTTGCCTGCCTTAAAGTCGCGCAGAATTCGGTCACGCTCGGCCCCTGGCGTGTCACCGGTCACGCATTCGGCCACAATGCCCTGCTCAATCAGCGCGTCTTTGATATGGTGGGCATGGGCAACACCGGCGCAGAACACTAACCAAGACCGGCGCTCACCTGCCAAGCCGATAATTTCCTGCACTACCTTGGCATTCTTATCGGTAGTGTCCACCTTGGCCTGTAACTCGGACTCGATGTACTCACCGCCACGCTTTTTTACCCCGTCCACTTCTAACTTAGTGGTGGTCAACTTGCTGCGCAGGGTGGACAAGTAACCTTTGTGGATTAGTTCTTCTATGCTTACCGGCTCAATCAGCGCGTCAAAGATGGCTGGATCGTCGGTGATATAGCCATGCCCTAAACGGTACGGGCTGGCCGTCAAGCCAATGATTCGAAGGTTGGGGTTGATGGCACGTAGGTTGGTCAGCAAGGTGCGGTAGCCTCCTTCGTCCTTATGGCTGACTAGGTGGGCCTCATCAATAATGATTAGATCAACGTGCCCTATCTGGCTGGCCTTAGTGCGCACCGACTGTATTCCGGCAAACGTAATAGGCTCGCCCATCTCTTTACGCCAAAGCCCCGCAGAGTAGATTCCCATTGGTGCGTTAGGCCAATGTTGGCGCATTTTCTCGGCGTTCTGGGCGATCAATTCCTTAACGTGGGTCAACATCAGAATGCGCGTCTCAGGCCATGATTGCAGCGCGTCCTTGCATAGCGCCGCAATGATGTGGCTCTTACCTGACCCTGTGGGCAGCACTAGGCAGGGATTGCCCTCGTTGCATTCACCAAACCATGCGTAGAGTTGGTCGATGGTGCGTTGTTGGTATTCACGGAGCATTTAACGCCTCCGATACTGTCGGCCTAAAAATTACTACGGCACTTGGAAACGGAGCGCTATTCTTTGCATCTCCAAACTTTAATCGCCCCTTAATAAAAGTAATTTCTCCTTTTACACAATAGTCATGCCACCACTTTGTGTCTGTTCTGGCTGGAAGCAGACAGACAATGGTGGAGCCATGCAAGCGAGATTGAGCATAGGCTCTGGCTACCCACTTGCCAATTTCTCGGCCATATGGTGGGTTCATCCAAACTGTGCCAAACCAGTCTTTCTTTAATCCATCGTCCGTTTCTGTAAAGTATTTACGGCATTTAGAATTTTCCGAAGTAGCACATACGTCAAGTTCAAATCTAAAAAAAGCATCTAACTTGTCAAAAAAGTTTTGTGGTGTAGCCCACATATCAGTTGCACTTGAAAACATTAATTCGTTGTTCATCCCACCACCCTCGCATCAAACTGACCCCTGATTTTATTTACAGTAGGGTCACTGCAAGCCGCAGCATTGGCAAGCAATTCCTTGCTGGAATACACGCCCTCGCCTGGCTCACCATTAGCCAAGCCAAGGCCATTGATCTCGTACACGGCCACCCAGTCGCTGGGGCTTTCCAAACGTTTCCAAGGCACTAGGTCAGGGTGCAGGACATGGGCCTCGCATCCAGTATGCTGAGCGTCTGTTGGAATTACGTCATCCCATTTTGCGCAGTGCCAAGTGGAATCGCTTAATGGTGTTGCATGGGCGCAGGTGCGGCAGTTGACCTCTTTGGTGGTCTTGCTGCCATGACAAAAGTCATGCCCTGCACACATCTTGCATTCAAACCAAGTGGCGTCGGTGCTGATAGGTGGTGGTAGGCGGTCGGTCAGGGTAAGGCGCTGGCCCCTGGCAATGGCCTTCAAAGCATGGTCGCGGTCATACTCTATACGCTCTGTATATACACGGTCATCATCTTTACAAACCGCAATGTAAAGCGCACGCTTTAGGTCTGTACCGTGCATATAAACCTGGCACTGGGTGAAATGCATCGGTTTGCTTTTGGCGACGCCATGCTTTTCAAGATCGTTAAACGATTTGAGGCTATGCGTCTTGAACTCTAAAACGTGTTCAGTCTTTGGCGCACCAGGCACGCCCTTTCCGATACCATCCAAGCTGCCGCTTACATGGCTACCAAAGTTCACCCTGCGTTGTGTGCCGTTTACGGTTATACCAATAGCACGCAAGTCGCTGATGATGGTGGCCTCCTCATTCTGACCACGGCGAAACAGGCGCAGAATGCGGCCTTTGAATTGTTCCTGCACCGCCCAACGAAACGACAACCATAGCCATCTGTCGCAATGGTGACCTAGCGTACTGCACCCCATGTGGGCGCGAGGCTTTTCTAGCCGTGCTTCATGCGCTTGATCTATCAGAGAAATTATGGTAATCTCTGGTTCAGGTATTTTGCTCACTGTGTTTCTCCTTGAGGTTGTATTGACCCCGCCGTAATAAGCGGGGTCTTTTTTTGCTTACTTCTTCGCCCACGGTGGCGCAGCTTTAGCTGGCGCAACAGCAGCAGACGGGCCAACCGGCTTGAAGGGCGCCACAGGCGCTGGCTGTACGCCACTTAAGGCACGAAATGACTTGATCTCATTACCGGCGTAATCACCAGTACGCACCGACAACTTAATGCCAAGATTGCCGCCAATGAGTTGGTCGGTATCGGACACCTTGGCTAGTCCAATGGCACGCATGATTTCACCCAATTGCTGGCGACCAATCTCCTCGGCCTTGGTGCTGGCGTTCTTGATGTTCAAGTTGCCAAAGATCACACGCCCTTGATGGCTCGGGCCGGTGATGTTGTACTTCAGGGCAATGTACTTGCCGTCACCTGCTTTGGTGGCCTTAATCTCAGCACCAGTGATGGCGGCGTTGTACCAGCCCTCGGGCAGGGGTTCAAAGTTGTTGTTGCCAACGGGCAGCGTGTCTACGCTAAATTCTTCATCTAAAAAAGCCATGATTAATCCTTAGTAATGGTAAAAGTAGGGCGTCCAGGGGTGGACGTGATAGCACCAAGCAGAGGCTGGGTTACGGCGTCAGCAGCCGCACCCCATGCCTTTGCATTGATCTCGGGCTTCCAGCGAAAAAGGCTAGAAAGGTGTTCAGACAGACCGGCTTCGGCAGCCAGCAATTGCAGTTTGTCGGCGTCGATCTTTTTGCTGATGCGGCCTTCCATACGAATGATGTAACCGTTTTCCTCAACTTTCACCGTGCCGTCCAAGTCCTTTGGCAAAGCAAACTGCGCAGCCATTTGGTCTTCAAGTTCACGGCGCTCGGCCACCGCAAGGGCTTCCATCTTTTTGGCGTCAAGCCAGCGTTGGTATAGGCTCATGCTGTCACCTCAAATTCAGCGTTCAAAGATTTCATCACTCGGTCGAGTACCACGCGACCTGCAACGCAATCTAACTTGCGTTCAAACTGTGATGCAGTGAGATGCACTTCATCGGCCAATTTGTACAGAGTGACAAAAGCACTTTGAATGGCAATCAAGTCGGTGAGGCTGATAGCTGGCTTGTTCATGCTGCACCTCCTTCTGCTTTTGCAATAGCTGCGCGTGCAAATATTGCGGCATCATCGTTTTCCCAATTTGCCAAGCGCATACAAACAAGCAATCGATTTACTGCCTCGAGCAAATCAGGCGCTGCGGCAAACAGACAGGCGTTAGCCTTTGCCGTACCGTCATCCGGATCGTCAAAACACTGGGCAACATTCCAATAGCCGTTGCACGCTTTAACGTCATGCTTGACTACATCCCATTCATCGCTATTGCCAAAATTAATCGCCAGCAAAGGCCCCGATGTATGCTTTGCGCTCATGCTGCACCGCCAATCTTGGCAATGATCTCGCTAAGGTCTGGTGCCTCCCATGCGCTTAACTTGCCGCTACGGTCTTTGGCAAGCCACAAACCATCGCTATCGCACATCAAAGCGCGTTGGGTATTGCCCTCGGCATCCTTCTCAACCCGCAAAGCAAGCACTTCGTCAAAGAAGTAGGGCAAAGCCTGACCTGTCTTGTTGCCAGGCATGGAGGGGCTGTACAAAACACGACCCATCTCGTCTTGGGTTTTCTCTAGCTTGGCGGTCATTAGCACATGACGCCCAGGCACATCACGAAATGCTCGGATGATGTCTGCCATTTGCTCCTGCATAGCGCCGTAAGCAGCGCGTGGGTCTTTGTTGACCTTCTTTTCATGGTTCAGGCAGACCTCGGCGATCTCTGAAATGCTGTCCAACGCCACCGACTTGTACTCAGACTCCAACACCCAACTGTAAGCCTCGCGTAAGTCGTCCATACTTGTAATTTCCAAGTAAGGAAGGTCAGCGTCTTGAATAGACAATAATCCACCTTCTGCCGACAACACTATCGGGCTTGGCAATGTCTTAATCAGACTTGTCTTACCCGCGCCAGCCTGTCCGTAGACAAGCAACTTGACACCATTGGCACTTAGGCCGCCAGTGCGCTTTAACGATATAGCCATATGGCTCTCCTTGTGTTTGCGCTTCCGTCTGGACTCAGTTCGAAGCGTGGCTAGATGATAGCATAGTTCTGTGCTACAGTGTCAACAACTTTTTAACAACAAGTGAAAAATAAATGGCAAACCTTGCAAATATCTTTGGTGGCCCTTGGTCACCACCAGCAGAAAAACACGTTGACACACCAGAGGATCAACTTAAAGACGCCATGCTTGGCGCAGGGTTAAAGCCGCCAGAAGCGATACATCTAGACGGTAAACTGCACCGCTTTAACAGCGGCACCAAGGGAGAAAAAGGCCATGACAAACCTGGTTGGTACATAGCCTTTAATGATGGCGTACCTGCAGGGCGTTTTGGATGCTGGCGTTCAGGCGTTGAGTTGACTTGGAAGGCGGAGATAGGGCGTAGCCTTACGGTGGCAGAGGAGATGGCGCAGTCTCGCAGACTATCTGAGGCCAAAGCACAGCGAGATGCAGAGCAAGCCAAGACCCGTGAAGTGGCAGCGCAGACGGTAGAAATCATTTGGTCAGAGGGTAGCGCCGCAAGCGCAGAACATCCTTACTTAGCCAAAAAGGGCATTACCCCGCACGGCGCACGGGTAACGGGTGATGGGCGTTTGATGGTGCCCCTGTTTAATGAAGACGGCGAACTTTCCAGCATCCAATACATTGCCGGTGACGGTGACAAGAAATATCACCCAGGCGGTGCTACGGGCTCCATGTTTTGGTTGGTTGGCGGTACGGAAGACGCCGACACGCTTTACATTGCCGAAGGCTTTGCTACAGCCGCCACGATTGCAGAGGTGACAGGCAAGCCTTGCGCCGTAGCCTACAGCGCCAGCAATCTTGTTCCGGTAACAGGCATCCTTAAAGAGTCGCATCCAAGCGTTGACATTTGCATTGTTGCTGACAACGATGCAAGTGGCGTGGGGCAACGCTACGCAGAGCAGGCAAGCGCAAAGTATGGGGTTCGTATGACAATGCCACCCGTCCTTGGAGATGCCAACGATTACGTTCAAGCAGGAAACGATTTGGCGTTGCTTTTAAAGCCCGTTGTGGCAACAGACTACCTAATCCATGCCGATGGGTTTTCGGAGCAGCCAGCGCCTATTTCATGGCTTGTAAAGCATTGGATACAAGACAAAGCCTTGGTGATGGTGCATGGGCCTAGTGGTGGAGGCAAAACCTTTGTCACACTTGATTGGATGCTTCACATTGCAAGTGGCAAGCCAAGCTGGTTTGGTCACAAGGTCAGGGCAGGAAATATGGTCTACCTTGCGGGTGAAGGGCATCATGGCCTACGAAGCAGGATAGCCGCATGGAAGCACCACAACAAGGTCAGCAGCCTCAATATGTGGGTCAGCAAGTCAGGGCTTGACCTCAACACAGCCGAAGGCTATCTAAAGGTCGTGGAGGCTATACGGGCGCTCAAGATCAAACCGGATGTGATTACGGTGGACACCCTGCACCGCTTTATGGCGGGGGATGAGAACAGCGCCCAAGACGCCAAAACCATGCTAGACGCCTGCGCTGCATTGATGCAAGAATTTGGCTGCACTGTCATTCTTGTGCACCATACGGGCGTCAGCGAGGAAGCCCAGCACCGTGCGCGAGGCTCATCCGCATGGCGTGGCGCTTTGGACATTGAGATCAGCGTAGTACCCGCCAAGGGCGACAAATCTATTGAGATTGTGCAACGCAAGAGCAAAGATGCAGAGATGGCAGCGCCGGTCTATGTTGACCTGCAATCGGTGGCAATACCTGGCTGGCTTGATGAAGACAAAGAATCCGTTACTAGCGCGGTAGTGGTGAAAGGCGAAGCGCCAGAAACCAAAAAGAAGAACGACAACGATTTGTTTGTGGATTTTGAGAAAGCATG